ATAACGGGTAAAGGCAGTTGTTTCGTATAACAATGTAAAACATACAAACGGATAAACTGGTAAGAATGTATCATTAAATCATTCATCTCAAAAACCAAATTAGTTATTTCAGGTTGTATCTTAATGCGGTTTAACAAAACAGATTTGAGTGTGGTTTTGATGGTTTGAAAGGACGCTTTCTCATTATGCCTAAATGATTTGAAATCGTCCTTCAACTTTTTCTTTTTCACCATTCTATATTATAACCAAAGATTTTATTTATATAAGTTTGGACGCAATAAATTATATAAATGCCTAAATGTTTTCATCCATAGATTTTTCATTCTCTCCCTTTTCTTTTTGTATTTTTTCCTTTTTATTCAAATATGCTCTTCTTGCGTATTCCTTTTTCTTTTCAGGACTAACTTCATATATATAATTCGTTTTTTCCTTGTATTCTTTAACCTTTTGTTTGATATCTTCTTTATGATTTTCATAATAAGTTTTACTGCGTGAAGGTGCGGTATAAGATTTTAGTTTGTTCTTTAGTGCTTCATTTTCTTCCTCTAATTTTTTTAATTTATTCAGCAATTCGCTTTGATTATTCATATGTAATAATTATAAAAATAAGTTTATATAAGTTTATAAAAAATTATATAAAATGGGCGTTTTAAATGAGAAAAGGTGTAAAAAATTTCTCTCAGACGAAATTTTTATTTAGACCCGTAAAAGTAGAAGAAAAGTTTAGTTTGAATCCGATATCAAAATAAATGTCAAAGAAAATATTTATATCTTCAATTTATGTATAATAATGTCAAAAATTCGAATTGGAATTACGTCGGTATTAATAATGAAAGAAAATATTTTATTTTTAGAGGAATGGATTGATTACCATTTGGCACTAGGATTTGACAAATTTTTTTTATATGATAATTCAAAGGTTCAAAAAAAGTCACCATTTGATACAAAAAATCTCACTCTGGTTCCTTCAAAAATTAACAAATATGGAATAAATTATGACGATATAGTAAAATTAACCAACGACCAAATTAATGAAATTACAGAAAAACTAAAAAAAAAATACAAAAATATTTTGTATATTAAAGAATGGTCGCCGAAAGATGCAGATGGAATAGTTTGTTATAACCAAGAAGAAGCACACGAAGATTGTTTAAAAACTTTAAAAAAAAATAAGATGGTTGGTTGGTGCGCTTCTATTGATATAGACGAATTCATAATACTTGATAATGGTAAAAAAAATAATATCAAAAAGTTTATTGGCAATTTAAAAAAAGATGTAACAAATATAAAAATGAGCCAACGAAGATTTGATTCCCGGTTTAATAATTTAGGTAGTTTAGTTACATCAATTAATAAAGGAGAGAAAAATAATATACGTAAAAGTCATTCCGTAAAATATATTTATAAAGTAGAAACGGCACATTCTATGAGAGTTCATAGTTGTGGTGGAAAAAAAGAAATACATCCAGACTTGAAAAAAATTAGTTTCAATCACTACAAGATAAATTTTAATAACGGGGATACATGGGAAAAATACGGAAAAATATTAAATACTCATATACATCCCGATATTTCAAAAAGACTTTTATCAAACTCTAAAAATTATATCATAAAAGATTATAAGTGTTTTTAAGAACGACTACAAATGAAGACCTATTAAAGTTACAAAACTATGGCAAAATCTCGCTCCGTATTTCTCTCTTGGCCTCTTGGGTCTTGACAATATATTTATCCAAGGTTTCATCTTCCTCAAAATCGCCCATCTCGAAGCGAAAGACTTGAACTTCCTTGGTCTGTCCAATACGGTGGCACCTGGCAATGGCTTGATCTTCGATGGCCGGGTTCCAGTTAGGACTAACAAAATATACCTCTGAGAAATCCTTTTGCAGATTCAAGCCTTCACATCCGGTCTGAATCTGGAGGATGAGAACTTCAAACTTTCCCGTTAAAATGCTGATTCTTTTTGCCTGCGAAACTCGACCATCGAAGAACTCGACGTTATCCAACCCGGCTTCCCTGAGTCGTTTCAACAAGATGTCGATTTCCTCGCGAAAGTGGCAAAAGACGAGCTTTCCGTTGCCGTTGCCCCTGCGCTGTAACAAGATTTTAACAACGGCATCCAGCTTGGAACTTGAAGTAATAGCTTCCACGTAGTCATTGTTTCTTGGCAGAAGTGATGATCGAATCATATTGGGTACAACTGGCTTCAACATGGCTGGATATATACAAGACTGCCTGGCACGCATCAACATCAAGATTTTTACGGGAGAAAATCGCAAGGCGATATGAACATCTTCGGATAGCTTCTTCTCTGACATATTTGACCACTTGACGATCCGCTTAGAATTAGAAACATCCGGGATATCTATTCCAACGTCTTTTTTGGTCCTTCGCAAAACAAAGTTTTGAACGATGTCAGGGATATTTTCCTTTTCGCAGTAGTAGCTAGCGGGCAACTTGAGAGCGGAGCACAGGTTGTAAAAGTCTTGGCGCTTGTTCTGAATGGGAGTACCAGAAATGAGCCATCTTATGGGGGCGCTCAAACGCTTGGCGCCAGACCAACGGCTATTTTTATTTCGCAAATGGTGAGCCTCATCAAAGACGAGGCGACTCCATGCAACCTGGTGCAGAAGTCCAGGTCCCTTTTTTTTGGTTACCGCGATACTATTGTAAGTAGTTAGAACGATGAGGGCATTGTTCAACTGCTCAAAATCGACAGTTTTTTTTGTGTCTCCGTGAAAGACGAGAGCCATGTGGCCAGTAGTCCGGAAAATTTCGTCGTGCCACTGTTGAACCAGGACGGACGGCAAAACGACCAATGTGCGAGGAAGTAAATTAGAAATAAAGGTGCCGATCATCATGATGGTCTTACCTAGGCCCATTTCGTCGGCGATGAAACCGCCTCGACGACCCATGGGCGGATCCAAACGTGTCTCATTCTCGACCATCCATTGGACACCGGTAAATTGGTGAGGTTTTGAGTCCGACCTTGACCGGTTGATGAACCAAGAAAAACGATCCATATGCCTCTGCATTTTTTGAAATTCTAAAAATTGATGATGTGTTTTCATATAAGTATTTAAAAAAAAACTAATCAATTTTTTTAGCATTTAAAAAAAAATATAGAGCGCAAAAAAAAATTGAAATATTTTTTAAGATTAAGTAAAAAGTAGAAAACCAATTGGTTGATATCAAAGTCAATATGAAGAGCGCGTGTTGTAACGTGTGCAAGAAAGCGGGCAAACCGTGGTCGCACTTTCCCAAGGACTCGTCAGGACGCACGGTGTGTCCAACCCTGCTCGGTGAGAAGCGTGGATTCTATTGCAAGGTGTGCAAGGACTCTGGAAAACCCGAGTCGATTTTCACGGCGCACAATGTGAAGGACAAGACTGGCAAGGTTTGCTGTCCGACGCTCCTATCCCAGGCTTGTTCGAAGTGCGGGAACATGGGGCATACGATCAACTACTGCAACGTCGAAAAGGGCAAGCGGCACAAGAAGTTCGACGAGAAGGAAGTGAGGCGCGAGAAGGTGGTGCCGACAAGCGGCTTCTCCGTACTCGATTTTAGTGACAGCGAGGAGGAACAGACCAAGGCGGAGATCAAACTGAAGCGCAAGTTGCCCGACACGCTTTCCCAAAACGTGACGCTTCGTCCGCACCAAAAGGCGCCGATCTTCACCGAGAAGCAGGTGGGCATGATGCGGAGCTTCAGAAATGGCACTCTCAACTGGGCCGATATCGATTCCGATGAAGATGATTAGATAGTATAGTTTTGTTTGAATTTTATTAATTAACCCTCCTTTTTTTTAATCTTGTGGCAATAAAAAATACAGCATATTATATCAATTATTTTTGTCACTCATTTCTCGTTTTGTCACTCATTTCTGGTCGTCCAATAGGTTGTCGATTCTCGGGTCCAATATGAAGGGCTATATTATTAAAATAGAATTTAAAGAAATCGCGCGATATATTTGTCGCTTAAAGGGGTTTAGAGCGGGTTGGGACTGTACATCACAATCCCCAGCCCACATCGGGCAAATAGTCGTCGCCGAAATCGCTCCAATCATCATCTCCGAAATCATCATCTCCATATATTTCTCTCGGCAATGAAAGCATCACTTGGTTATATTTATTAAGCCAATAGTACTTACCACATCTAAGTTCCAAGTCCAGCTGATAAATAACCTGGTCAAAAGGAATAGACCATTTTGAAACAGCTGATAGATCAAACTCTCTCATACAAAACACGGTCTTTTCTTTTTCGAATCCCGTCTGTATATTTTTTTATATTTATAAAAAGATGATCACAAATAACACCGATAACATCAAACGGCAATAAAATCTGGTAGATCGGGATCAACTTCTCAGCCGTAACCACTTTTAATTTAGGAGCACAAATAATCAAGTCCATAATTGAAATGCTTTTTTACAATAAACTAAACTTATCAAAGCATTTCAATTTTTTGTTATATAACTTCAGTAAATTATATTGTTTTATATTTCAAGTAACGATTTTACTAGTTAAAATAATAAAATGTCTTATGGAAGATGTACATATAGTTCCCCTAATATTTCATTGGGGCAATAATGATGCCAAACTAGTTGTTGGTAATTTTTGTTCAATAGCAGCAGGCGTAAATGTATATCTAGGTGGAAATCATAGAACAGATTGGGTTACAAAATATCCATTTGGTCATATACATCAATAATAATTTTAACGGACATAGTCATCCATCAACGAAAGGAGATGTAATTATCGACAATGATGTCGGGTGTTACTATCGGTGATGGGGCTGTAATCGCAAACAATAGTCATGTTGTTAAAAATGTAGAACCATATAGTTTAGTCGGTGGAAATCCGGCAAAATTAATCAAATATAGATTTTCACAAGAACAAATAGAGAAACTATCGCAAATTAAATGGTGGTATTGGGATGACCATAAAATAAACAACTTTACGCCGTTATTGTGCAATAATAATATTGACGAATTTATAAGGGTTGCGTTTGTACGTAATTAGTTTAACAGCATAATTTGTATGATTTAGGCTTTTATGCGCTATTCTTATTTTACGATACCTTTTTTTTTCCTTTTTT